TGGGTAGACCTGACGGAGCAAGAAGCCCTTGATTGTTTTGACCCAAACCCAGTTATCCATAGCAAAAATGTTGCAGCCAAACTCAAGGAGAAGAACACATGAGAAAATTAAGAAGCCCTGAAATACGTAAAATACTTTTACAACATGAGTACGGACTGACTGCAAAAGAAATAGCCACACACACAAATATGGCGGCTGACAGCGTAACAAAATGTATAAAAACAATGTCGGATGTTTACATTGATCGCTGGTCAAGTCTAAGAAAAGGACTCAAATATATGCCGGTTTACATTGCAATTAAAGTGCCAGAGGATTGCCCAAAGCCATAAAATACGGGGGGAAAGCGGATGCTGTGGTTGAAGTCGCCTCAACCAATACCGATGTGTGCCGTTCAAAGTTGGTTCGCCACAGACGCAGCGAGTACCCCCACCTATGCGTCATTAGCTTAATGGAAAAAGCAGTTTGTTTCTACCGAATTGATGTGGGTTCGACTCCTGCATGATGCACCATTTTTAAATTATGACTGACCTACCCAACTTCGCCGCGTGGAACCACGAAACCTTAGCGAACTTCGCTTTGGAAGCGTACTTACGAATGCAAGCCCAGCAGGAAGCTATTGAACAACTGCGGGGCGATCTGAAGGACGCTATGAAGCTAGTAAGGCGACTTCAGCAGACCGGCGCTTGACTAGCCCAGGTAGCACCCGACCACCGCCTTTAGTCCAGAGCATTAATTGTTCTTTGGCTCCGTCCCAATCCTGCGCGTTAATCTTGCGCTTAAGTGTGCTTGTTTGCAAACGGCCCGTGCCTAAGTTGTAGGCAAAATCAACAATGGCGTTGCACTTGCGCTCGTCCGTCAGCAAAACAGGACACTGGCGCAGGACGCCAGGTAAATAGGTGTGGTGCAGTTCCTGTAACAACAACGCAGCAGCATCCGGCTCAGACATTGACGGGTCAGTCAAAGCCACCTTGCGCCCGTCAGCATAGTAGGTGCTACCGTAACCAATCGTAGGGACACCGGCAGGGCAGAGGTAGGGCTTAGCCCTGTAGCCCTCAAATTGCTTGCACAGCGCGGCGGCTATGTCTAGGTTCATAGCCCACGCTTAGACAATGTACGATCAAGGAACCAGTAATTAAGCGTGCCAGATACCAGCGCGGCAAAGTCTGCTGACATAATAAGTTTGAACACTGTTTCTGGTGGCGCACCAGTTGCCCATGCAGTCCACGCAAACCAGATGTGGGCGAAACTCCAAAGCAGCAAAATCCAATAAGTTGCCACTGGCCGCACCGAAGCGGATAGGCTTGCCGCCCAACCGCCAGCAACTTTAACCATTTCGGTTTGTTGTTCAATGGCACTGTTAAAAGCATCCATAACTCCAGCGTCTACCGCAGCGCCATGCTGTGCCCCGATTTCTGCTAGTTTTTGATTACCGCGCAGGGTTTCAAGCTGGCACTGCTGGGTAAACATTTGCAGTTCATGAGTGCGCTCGTTTTTCTTGTCAAGCCATTTAAGGACTTCTGGAGCAAGCCGGAATAAGCCTCCAAGCAGGGAGCCAAAGATACCGCCGCCGAGTAATTCAATCATTTTTCTCTCCTTCTTTTTTATCTAAGTTAAACAGCTTAAATTCTTCTTCATACACCTTAGTTTTGCGCGGCATCTTGCTTCTCAAAATTCCAATCTCTATTTGTTGCTTGAGATTTTTAATTGTGCTATCTAATTCAGATTTAGCCACTAATTGCAATTGCATTGATTTTATTGTTTGTATCTCTTTATCTTGGTTTACTACCAAAGTTTTTAATTCGTTCAAATTATTCCATATCGTCCACGAAGCCCCACCAATGCTCGTCACCAGCACCAGCAGCGCGGGTGGTAACACTTTATCCACAAACCAGTTTTCAGCCATGCCTAGATTCCATAAATTTAGAGTACACAATTAGACAAAAGCCAGCGTCCTTTACTATCCAGGTCGGAAAGTAAAAATCAATTGGATAGGTGCCAAACTGCAAATAATGCACAGACCGGAACGTCTGCACACCAAGCCCAAGGCATAGCAGCAAAAAGCCAATGCGAAAAACCTTGTCTTGTTCCTGCCAGTGGCGGCGGTGAATGAGAATGATCGAGGCTACCATTGCTAGGGCGCTAAAGCCCATTACTAGCAGCAGCCAAAACTCGACCATCATGCGGCTCATTTTTTGTCACCTTTAACGGCATCCTTCAATTCCAATATGTCTTTATCTTCGTATTTTTCAAAGAAATTACGCAAGGCGTTTAGAGTAAAGGGCGCTAGTGCGCCTATGCTTACCCCCACGAAAAGCACCATGTCTGCTTTGGTCTGGTCAACGCCAAGCCAGATCAGTATCGCGCCGCCAGCCGTCAGCGCAAGTGTGATTGCAATGGCCGTGCTTATCATCGCCGCCGCGATAATGCCTTTGTGCCGAATGAACTTGGGTTGCCACATCACGTTCATGATGCTTACGCCAGCAAGCGCACCGATTGCCAACAATATTTTGTTAAGCGTGTATTGAGAAAAGTCGAACATTAAATTCCTTAACATGGTGTGAGGTTGATTGCTGATCCATTATGGTGCTAATTTGTTTTGATTTTCAGGGGCCAAAGCGTTAACTGGCGCTGAAGGCGCAAACGCAGCGCGAGCGATAGCTGGGCCAGCTTGAGTCCAAGTTGCTGGATCGCTAATTGCTTTTAATACTTTATTTTTTTCCGCAGTGGGCAAAGTAGCCAACAACTCGTCAAAAGATTTTGCCGACAACGATGCGGTTGCTAATTTTTGTACTGTTTTATCCCCAACTTTAGTGCCTAATACATCCAAAACCTTATTAGCGGCAGTGATTAAAGTGTTTAGTGGATTTGGTATCCGATAGTTAGCCAATTCATCTTTTATCAGATCGGACGCGCGTTGTTGCCCTACGGTTATTTGCTGACCAATTGCAGCGTCCGTTTCTAGTTGCCGGGCTACATCACGTACTTTAGCAAGTTGATCTGGCGTCAACACTTCATTTAACGATTCAAATCTAATGCCACCTCGCCCTCCCGCACGTTTAAGCATTGCTTGTTCGCCGCGCCCAAGCACGTTAAGGAACGGCCCAATACGCTCGCCGCCGCCTGGTTTTTCTAGCACAGACGCCATTTCTTTTAACACTTGTGCTTGGTTAACCGGGGCAGACAAATTAGAAAAAATTTGCCGCGCTTGACCATACTCAGGCACTTTGGTTTCAAAAACTTTAACGTAGTCGTTTAACAATCCTCTTGCGGCTAACTGCGTATCGCGCCCCGCTCCAGTAAGCGCTGTTTGGCCGTACGCAATATCTGACAAAGCGCGTTTAACATAGTGCAAGGACTCGCCGGTAATTTCGGCTGTTTGACCTGGCACTTCGCGCATTACAGGATTACCAGCTACATCTAGCACACCTGTTTCAACCATTTGGGCTGGCGCAGTTTTGCCTATAATAAATGGCCGACCTTCCATCTTGGCGATTTCGGCTGCTTTAGTTAGCGTGCCTTCTGGCATCCTAGCAATTACACTAGATAACTCTGCATCAATAGGCACAACGGCTTTATCGGCGGCTTCATAAAGAGGTTTGGACGCTGTGCGGCGCGCGTTAACGGCAGCTTCCAGATCAGGCGTAACGCCTTTAATGGTTGTACGGCGCGCGCTTTCTTGTGCGGCCTCAATTGCTGCGCGGGTGTCAACAGTTGGCTGTACGCCCGGCGCGCTTGCACGTTTTACTGCTCTTTCAAGTGTTGCTTGCGTAGTAGGCGCTAATACGTTTGCTCGTGCAAGGGCTTGTTGAGCCGTTAAATTTAAACCGTTAGCTTGTTGCATGGCTGCTTGCGCTGCTGCAATTTGTTGTGGTGAGCCTAAAGATTCGCGAGCGATTTGCGCGGCTAATTGATTTGGCATTTGACGTATGTCGGCAACTTTGCCGCCGACATACCCAACGGCCTTACCAAGTAACGGTGCAACAGCGCGGCCACCAGTTTCCATTGTGGCACCTTCAATTACATTACCGGCAACCCGCGAAGATGCTTGAGGTAATGTTTCTGGCGTAGCAGTTCCCCCAATGTAACGCATTAGTTCTTTTGCCCCCGCATAACCAATTCCAGCGCCACCAATTGCACCTGGCAACCCCGCAGGCGCACCTAAAGCGCCGCCACCAACCATGCCTAACGTTTCAACTGTAGGTGCTATAAAAGCAGCTTGTTCAGCGCGGGGCTTAGCTGCAAGGGATTGGCCCATCTCAAACGGCGCGGATAAGAAATCAAACGCGCCAGGTTTAGGCGGCTCTCGACGAGGGGCATACGCCGCCATAGTCCCTTCTTGGGTACTTGCAGTGCGGTCGCTAGGCATACCTTCGGCAGTCAACCCAAAACGTGTCTTAATCGCCTGTTGTGTTTCATAATTTGCGTTAGAAAAAGACGGAGTGCTGGCTATGTGCTTATCAAAAATAGCCTGCTTTGTTTCCGCGTTTGCGTTGGCGTAATCAGGGCTGCTAAGAATTTCTGCTGGGGTCGGCATGGTTTACACCTTTATTATTTCAGCAGAGGGTTACTTGCGTCTACGCCGATTGCAGCAGGGGCAGTGCTAGGTGCCATATCAACTGTTGTAAATTGATCTTTTCTGGCTTTCATTAGCCGCAACACAGTTTTGCCAGCTTCTTTTCTTATTTTTGTCGGCAATGTTGGGTCGGACAATTGACCAGCCGCTTGCTTGTATGACGTTGTATCTGCGTTAGATTGTGGCCCTTCAAACCTAGGCACCATTTTTAGTGCAATGTCTGCAATTGGTTGAAGTTTGCCAATAGCTATCGCGCCTTCAGGTGCTTGACCAAAAAATCCTGCGCCAACATCATAAAGGCGACCAGCACCACTGCCAGTAGATTGGTCAATCAATCCACCATCTTTAGTTACTTCCGTAAGTTCTGCAATAGATTGATCAAGTTCTTTAACTAGTTGTGTTTTTTGCAGTTTAGATTTTTCAGCAACCGCCGACAGTTTACCTTTAACGGGAGCGCCGCCTACCGTAGATCGTGTAATTACGCCGGTGTCCATGTTTACAATTCCTAGACTGCCGTCATCAAGTGTTACTTGCTGTGTTCGTGGCGCTGGCTCTGGCCGAGGCGCAGCGGGAGCGCGGCCAGCAGCGGCGCGGGCCGTAACAAATTGTTGATAGTCACCTTTAAAACCGCCGCCCTCTGGTGTTTTGGCAAAATTGTATTCAGCTACCATAGCAGGAGGCGGTGGCGCTTTTTCTGGCGCAGGAGGAGGCGCGTTCAATCTTTTGCTAATGTCATCGGCTGTTTGTAGCAGTAAATTTTTTGCGTCACTTGAAAACGCGGCGGGCAGCATATTGGCTAACTCAGGTATATTTTTTGTAACCGCGCCCCTCCAAGCGTCATACGCGGGTTGATCGTTGACGCCAACCAAAAACGAACGGTAATTGTCTAAGTTAGTTTTAAGGGCTTGTGCTTGTTGTGCTTTTTGCGTTGCTTGTTGCGCCTCAGCAGTAGTACGTTCTTTACGGTACGCCATGCCCAACGTTGGATTTACCTTAAACAGTTGTTCCTCATAATTGGCGGCGCTTGGATTGAGTTGGCGCAACGCATTGCGCTCTACCGCCGCTGCCTGCGCCTCTTCCATCTTCATGCGGTTCAATTGATTGGCCTGCTGGCCTTGTTCCAGTTGCTGCATCCGTCCGTATTGAACAAACGGGTCAGGCAACGCTTGGAATTGAGCGCCTTGGGCAATGAGTGCGTTTAGATCGGCCATGTTTTATTCCTTAGACTTTTAAACCAGGAAAATATGGAGTGCCACCTTGACCACTTGATGTGTCGCGTTGGCGATTCAAAAAGTCAGTAAAGTTCTGTTGGTTTTGATACGAACTCGCCGCTGCGCCAAGCGCGTTGCTTATCGTATTGCCCATACCTAGCTGGCCTGCGGCAGTTGCTTGCCCGCCAGCCATGTATGCTTGTCCAGCATTGGTGCCGTAATTGCCCGCTGCCGTGCCTTGATTAGAAGCCGCAGACTGCCCCATAGACATTAAGTTGCCCAATGGCTGAAGTTGGTTTGCGCGGCTTGTCTGGTAGCGGTTAAAAGCGTTCTGGTACTCTTGTGAGCCCATGTCTTGACCGTAGCGAGTTGCGGCCTTTAAAGCACCGCCCGAGATTAGGCCACCTCTTGCAGCAGCAGATCGTTCAAGTGCTTTCTGGCCTTCGCCCAAACGGAATGCGTAGCCTGGGTCTGCTTGGTAGTCTGCCATGCTAAAGTCTCTACCGTACTTGCCGTACCCCGCCGCGCCAGTGTCGCCACCAAGACCTAGCAATTCCATTAACCGATTTTGACTTGTTAAACCAGCTTGGCGAAATGGCTCTTGACCAGCACGTTGCAAATCAAACATTTCCTTTTGAAGTGCGGCACTGCGATCAGCAGCGGCGGCTTGTGTATCGGCGGCTTGACTAGCACCACGGGCGGACATTGCGCCGCCAAGTAGCGACGCTCCGGCGGTTACTCCTACAACTGGATTAGGCATCGTTAAACTCCTCAAAAGCGTAAAATTCGCGTATTTCGCGGGATACTTTTCTCATGTGGTCATACCCACCTAACAAAAATGCAGTGGCAATAATTATCTCAATACCAAAGTTTCGGGTGTGAAACGCAAGGCTACGAAAACGTTTTTCTTCACTGTTGCACATCTCATTGGCATCGTGAAAACCATTTATGGATGCCATAATCAATGGTTGGTAGTAAGTATACTTTGCCACAAACCAAGGGTTGCTTGGAAGCGCAAACATCAAGGATGTAAACACGCGATTGATATGGTTGTCGGTAATTTCTACGTCTTTGTCAATTAAGTCGTCCCACAACTCTACGGCGTCAAAAAACCGATTTACAAAATCAATGGCGTCTTGATTCCCCAAAAACCAGCGTTTGCTGTTTTCTTGATTGGCTATCTGCCATTCTTCGGACATTACGGGCATCTGTTACTCCAGCAACAGGTTATTGTTTGACGCAGCCTGCATAATAATCCAATTGGTGCCGTCTGACACCATTGTCGCCCAATTTCCTACCACACCCAGCAATATCGCCGTACCGGCGCTGGTGCTGTCAATCGGCACAATGTTGCTGGACGCCGAGTTAACTGCCTGGGCTTGCATATTCTTAACCGTAATATAGCGGCCAGTCCAAGACGAGGCCGCAGGAAACGTCAGCGTCAACGCCGAGCCGGTCTTGTTGTTGATAATCCAAGTGTCCGTGTTCGTGATCGTGTAGTTAGCCGTCTTGGTTATGACCGTGGACAACGGCACATAGTCCGTGTTAGCCACCGCAGCCGAGATAGCCGTGCCATTGCCCTTGAGCAAGCCGGTGATGGTGGTACTGAGCGTGATTGCTGGTGTGGTAGTGGCGGTTGCCACCGTACCGGCAAGACCATTGGCCGAAACAACAGACACGCTAGTGACCGTGCCCGTGCCATAGGCCAGCGCGGGGATGTCAGCCGTTGTCAGCGCCCTAAAAGTTGGCGTAGCAGCCGCGCCGGATGAAGGCCCAGCAAAGATGCTGTTGACGGCTTGTGTGGTCAGAGTACCAGTAAGCGTGCCGCTAGTAGTAACCGGCGAATTGGTGACCGCCATGATTGACGGCAACGACAGCCCCACCGAAGTGACAGTGCCAGAACCGTACGGTAACGCAGGAATGTCAGCCGTTGTTAAGGCGCGGAAAGTGGGTACGGCCCCCGCCCCAGACGTTGGGCCTGCAAAAAGAACGTTTGCCGACTGAGTGGTAAAAGCCGCCGTAAGCGTTCCCGAACTTGTAACCGGCGAATTAGTTACCGTAAATTGCACTGGCATTGCCAGCCCTACCGAGGTAACTGTGCCGGTCGTTGGCGTTGTCCAAGTAGGTACGCCCGCGCCCGCGCTAGTCAGCACTTGGCCGGACGTGCCAGCAGCAGTAAATGCGTAGGCGGTGCCCGTGCCATAGGGGACAGCGCCAGCCGTTGGTGTAGAGGTGCTATTTGTGCCGCCATTAGCGATTGCAAGCGTCCCGGCAAGCGTTACAGCGCCCGTAGTGGCAACGGAGGGGGTAAGGCCAGTCGTGCCCGCCGAAAAGGACAACACGCCGGTATTAGT